CTTTAATCGTGCATCGTTATTGGACAAATACTTGTCGTTAACAGATTCGAATTATATAAATGACAATATAAATAATATAGTTGCTGCGAACTGTGAGCATTGTTCGTCTTCTTCAAAAACATTTTTACACAATGATAGTATAGCATACTGTAATGATTGTTTTGCTGTATATCATTTATTAACTGACAATGAAAAGCCTTCGTATAAAGATCCTCCAAAGGAGATTAGTTATTTTTCATACAAACGAATAAATCATTATCAAGAATGGTTAAATCAAATACAAGGTAAAGAAACTACAGACATACCTGAAGAAGTTTTTGATCGAATCATGTTAGAACTGAAGAAACAACGCATTTATAATACCAAAGACCTAAGCAGAAATAAGATTAAAGAAATTTTGAAAAAACTCAAAATCAACAAATATTATGAACACATTCCATACATCTTAAATCGTATAACTGGTATACCGAACCCTAATCTGACCCCTGAATTAGAGGAAAAGTTGCGTAATATGTTCAAAGAGATCCAAGTTCCCTTTTTAAAACATTCACCATTAATCCGAAAGAACTTTCTGTCATATTCGTACGTGATTCATAAATTCATTCAATTACTGGACAAACCAGAATACTTGAAACATTTTCCTTTGTTGAAAAGTAGAGAAAAATTACATCAGCAGGAAGAAATATGGAAAAAGATTTGCTTGGATTTAAATTGGACCTTTATACGAAGTATCTAGGCACTTGGAAGCACAGGCATATTTCCTGGAGAGGGGAAACCCACTAAGTTGGCACCAATGCCTAAACCAGCGCCAGATCTCGCGCTCACACCGAGACTAGGGCTGAATAAATCTAATAAGCTGAAGGTTGCTGCAGCGATAAAACCGATTAAAGCAACATCTTCAAATGACATCTTTTTATTGGGCAGGAGAAATGCAGCAGTCGACACAACCAAGCCTTCCATGATGTACTTTAATACTCTAATGAACACTTCCATAAAATCGAACGTGTAAGCCATTGATATTTATTTATATGAATATATTTTATTTATTAATTCATTCAAACAATTACTTAAAAATAATGCTAATGTATTTCTCAAATGATTCCAACAAGAGAAAAAGATTACTTGGATACTGATTCTAAGATTCGTGGTCAAAACTTTACTTGTGTATCATTTTTATCCCCCGAGGAACTGATTAAGAAGAAGGAACATTTCTACTTGGAAAAGTTTTTGACTAGTTTTTCAAAATCTCTTTCGGAACTGTTCAATGAATTTGAAGAACAATATCCAGAAAAGTTAGATCAAATACGAATCTTCAAAGAAAATAACGAACTTTATTTTAAACCTAGTGAAATTCATACTCATTTTAAATCATTCGTTTCGTCTGCTGGAGACAAACTTGATCATGAATTCAATTCAGAAAATAACTTTCAGACCAATGTGCGAGGGTTAAAAATCAGAGGAACCTATGATACATTAGAAGAAGCACAACAACGTGCAGATATTTTGCGTAAAATGGATCAACAAAAATTTAACATCTATATTGCCGAGGTTGGATGCTGGGTTCCATGGAATCCCAATCCAGATGAAGTTGGTGACCAAGAGTTTGCAGAAACTCAACTGAATACGCTTATGAAGAGTTATTTAGAAAATACAGAGAACAAGAATGCTTTGTTCATGGATCGCAAAGATGAACTCATGAAAAAGATTGAAGAAGACAATCAGAAAACGATTACAAGCAACGTAATTCTTACCGAAGATGAAGATAAAAATGATGAAGAACAAGATACGGTAACAACGGAAGGGATAGAGAAAAAAGATCCTTGGTTGTCTAGCAAGGAAGACACGAAAGAGATATAAAACTGTATTAAAAAGTATGTAAATAAAAAAGAATGAAAAGTATTGTTTTTATTATATTTATCATAGGAATCATCATGATCATTGACGGAACGTATCGAGACGAGATTGATAAATATAAAAATGAAAAGAAAATCGTATACAAGTTTGTTCCTAGAGCAATGTATGATGACGTATTTATTGCTGGAACAAAAGAACCGTTGTATAGTTCTATATTTGATGATTCGTTTTCACATCGTGGATTGGGAATGTATTAATAAGAATTCAAATTCATGATGATGAACTTTTCTTTTTCACATTTATCGATGGTTTTTTCTTTCTAAATACAGAGGGATCATAGTCGTCTTCTCTATCGTCTTCGTCTTCATTGTTACCCATTCTTTTACTCATTTCCCAGAATTGTCTGTTGCATATGGTAAAAGGTGCGTGGTTTGCTGCTTTATACCAAAATACATTATCTTCAAGTTTGTTGCTTTTCGTTGTATTGTCTATCACAAGACACTCATAATTTTCAGTACATTGATCCATCACCTGACAAAAGATTTCGAAGTTTTGAAACATTCCTGCATAGTTGTCGTATATTCGTTTCCTATTTGCTACGATATTTTCACGAAGTATAAAAATATAATCTATATTAGTTCTTAGATTTGGAGGTATTCCCAGTGGGTATTGCATAGATATAACAAAGAACATTTTTAAGTGACGACCGTTCATAAACAATGCCCTTACATTTTTTTCCTTAGTCCAAGACGAATCGTATAAGCAATCATCGAGTATGAGAAACGCTCGAGGGTCTATTTGTGAAGAACCATATTTATGAACTTCCTTCTTTATATTTTTCAATAGGGATTGTTGTCTTTTGACTACATTATCTATAATTGTAGAACGATATTCATCATGAATGAACATTTTAGGAATAAACTCTCCAAAGAATCCGTTCGCAGCTTCTGTTCCAGATATGACAGTTCCGACTTGAAAAGAGTTATTGTAGTATAAAAGATCTTTTATCAAGAACGATTTCCCTGTATTTCGTTTACCTATCATTACGACAACTTTATCATCAGTAATCGTTGAAATATCGAATTTTCGTAATTCTAATTTCATTGTTAATAGCACAAAAGATTATTTTCAGTATCATCAAAACGGAGGATCTCCAATTTTGATGTTGTTGTAAACATTAGTGTTATCCTTAGTATCTGATATCAAAATGAACATCATATATGAAATTAAGAAAATGATGATAAATATAATGATGGACTGATAGTGATCTGGTTTTGTTTCAGATTGTTTTGATTCTTTTTTTGAATGGTGCATATATGTAGTAATACACGCTGCAATCGTTAAAGCTATCAATATACCTTTGTATTCCATTTATTGTACATAAAGATTAAATATGCAAGAAACGGAACGTGATACTAACTCTGTGATTTGAGTAACAAATATTTTTTAAGTTTGTCTCTAGAAAGTTTAGAATCCAATCTGTTCGTGGATAAATCTATCCCGAGTAAACGTTTGACTTTATCTGAGTTCTTTCTTTTTAAAATTTTTGTTTTAAAATCTACAATTTTTATTGATTGATTTTTAATTTTATTTGGTGAGTCGTTCGCGTCCACCACCGCCACAGAATCTTCCTGAGTCTCTGCGAGCACCTCTTGGGTGTCAACTTCTTTTGCGTCTTCCTGAGTCTCTGCGAGCACCTCTTGGGTGTCAACTTCTTTTGCGTCTTCCTGAGTCTCTGCGAGCACCTCTTGGGTGTCAACGGCTGTTGGGTCTTCCTGAGTCTCTGAGAGCACCTCTTGGGTGTCAACGGCTGTTGGGTCTTCCTGAGTCTCTGCGAGCACCTCTTGGGTGTCAACGGCTGTTGGGTCTTCCTGAGTCTCTGAGAGCACCTCTTGGGTGTCAACGGCTGTTGCGTCTTCATGAGTCTCTGAGAGCACCTCTTGGGTGTCAACGGCTGTTGGGTCTTCTTGAGTCTCTGCGAGCACCTCTTGGGTGTCAACGGCTGTTGGGTCTTCTTGAGTCTCTGCGAGCACCTCTTGGGTGTGTTTATAGATATTTGTGTGGACATGGTCATCACTTGAGTTATCTACCTCACACAAACTTTGCGAATTGTCGTTTGACGATAATTCAAGGTTGTCGTTCGTTTCTCCACATTCATTGGTTTTGTTTGAATTCATAGTTTCGACAATTTCATTTTGATTGTTACATTCATTTGGTTGATTTATTTCAAGTACTGTGTCGTTCAACGATCTTGAAGTCATATCTTCACGAGTGGTATCCGTTGTCGTAGGTTTATCCAGAAAGTTTTTCAACATATCTTTATAAGGAAGTTCTAGACGAAGCGTTTCCAAAATCATGGCGGATATAATTTCATGGATTTCGAGCATGTTTTCCTTCAATTCATCTCTAGAAACCTTTTGAAAAAACAGTTTAGGTTTTTTCCAAAATTCCCTAGCAATGTTGATGTAACATTTATGAATGAATTCTGGACTGTGTGGAATTACTAAATCAATTTTAGAGTTCTCACGATGTTTCACCATCCGTTTTGCAAGAGATAAAAAAGCGGCCTCTATCAAATCATCAATCCAATTACACCGTGTTGTTATTTTAAATCTTTCATATTCATTTTCAATAATTTTGGAATTCCAATTCGGAATGGATTCTAAGGCCTCTTGAAACTCTCGCAAAATGTATTTCTTGTTTTTCGATTTTGAAACCGTTGTATCATAAATCGCCTTGAATCCTTGAAAAAAAATTGGTTTACAACGTGAAATGAGTTCACTTGAATATTCGTCCATTTATTTAATCAAAAAATTTTTAATCGTGATAAAAAAACGACCTTCTCAAATTGCATTCAATATAGATTGGGAATACGGATTTTTTATTGTACTCTCCATAATAACTGGATCAAGACGATTGTTTTCTAAATATTGTTCTTTGTCTTGGGTAACAACCATGTTTGTTTTAGTAGGTGGTTCTTGATACACCTTGGAAACAAAATTGAAGTTTATGTTACTAGGATCCTTCATTTGTGTCAATACTACGTTCTCTGTACCACTTGTTCTTTTCAACCCAGTCTGTGTTGGTTCTGGTTTGATAAGAGTGTTTTGTTTAGTGTTATTTATGATTGCATTGTATATATCGTCGTACGATTTCATTTCATCCATACCCGAAAGACTTCCATAATAATCGTTGTCTGATGTAATTTGTTTGTTTGTTATCTTCGCATTAAAGTTTGCATTTTTGTATCCATCTTCGTTTGCTTGATCCGCATTTCCAATATATTCATTATCAGACGTTATTTGTTTGTTTGTTATTTTCGCATCGTGTTGATTCGTAAGATGACCATCTCCCCGCGCTATACCAGACACGTATCCTATATCATCGTTATCAATAGTAGTCTCTTTAATTGTTGTACGTGCAATATCATTAGGGTCGTATATGGTTTGTTTGTGATGCCCTTTAAGATTCATTGTTGTATTTTCTGAACGAAGTGTTTCGCGAACAGTGCGTTTGGCAATTTCTTTGGGATCATATACAATGGTTTTTTTTCTAAAGGGACGAATGTTTCCTGTGTGTGAATCATGGATCATAGTCTCTTTTATGGTCGTTCTTGCTACATCGTTTGGATCGTATACTGTAATTTTTTCATTTCCTTTGAAATTTCCTGTGCGTGTGTCATGAATTGCAGTCTCTTTCAGAGTGGTTTTAGCAACATCATTTGGATCATGTATGGTTTGTTTTTTAGGATGAGTTGTTTGCATTGAACCGAATTCTCGTCCGTTCTTTACAAAATGTTCTTTGTTTGTTCGTTTGAGAGAGTCTGTTAGAGGTGCAATCATCGATTTCACGTAAGATGTTAAATTACCTTCATATGTTTTGGTGGATGTGATGTCACGTTCGTTATTGTAAACTAATATGTTTGTTTTACCATAATCATCATTTTTATTATGTTTCACGTTAGTTTTTCCATTTCGATTACCAAACGTATTTAGTATTTTCTTAAACGGTTCACGTACTGGTGCAAATTTTGTTTCACCTCGATTTTGATAAGGAATTCCTTGATATTCTGTAGATGTGCAAGTTCGGGTTGTATCTTTAACTTCAACAACAGGATGTTGTTTTGGTTTTGTGTAGGCACCAGTTGTTTTAAAAAGGTCTTTATCTGTTTTTTCATAATAAGTGTCGACTCTATTTTTTTCCATTTTTCCAATCTTACCGTTTTTCTTTTCCTTTACACCGTCGATGACTCTTCCTTCATAGGTTATCTGAGGTTTATTTGCAACTCGTAATTCGTCAACAGTATTGTAGAGTTGAATTTCATCACGAAATGCATCATGATGGAACCCACCAGACGGTTTTGAAGGGTCTGTGGTTTTACTGCCTTGTCCAACACGTATTTGTTCGGCTGGTAACACGTTGTTCATTATTTTTGGCTGTTCTATCCTGTTGAATTGCTCTTGATATCCCATATCCACAGGTGTAAATCGTGTTGTAGTGATGTCATTGAATCGATTTTCTTCGTTATGTTCAATATCAACGGCAATGTCCCGAACACCTGTGTGTGCATGCAGACGCGAATTGTTTGCAAATACATCTGTGTTTTGCTTAATACTTCCACCGAAAAACGGAACCATATTGTTATGAGTGAAGTCACCTATACGACTGTCTGTTAACGAACTATAAAAACTCATTATTATGTTTTACTAATATATAAAAAATTGATTTAGATACAAAACGTAAAAGGGTATTTAGTTCAATATAAAATCATATATTGATATGCACAGACGTATTACGGAATGTGGAATCATTCTTCTAAACAAAACACTTGAATCTGTGTTGGTGATTTTTCAAAACGAGTCATTGAAATGGGGTTTACCGAAAGGACACATGGAACCTTACGAATTGAAGTACAAATTATATTTCGATTGTGCTCGTAGAGAGTTGTTGGAAGAGACAGGTATTATGATAAGTACCCAGAAATATAAAAAATACGGAACTTTGTTACTAGGGAACAAACTATTTTATGTCTTGCAACTTATGCGTGATGTTTACCCGCGAAAACCATTAGATTCTACCGAAATTGGGGATGTCCAATGGTTGCCAATAAAAAATATTGGTTTATTTATAGAACGATATAATTGTAACGTCACATTACGTGATTTTTTAAGCAGTTTAACTACAACTTGCTGATTTCACAACAAGAACGCCAGTGAATGAAAGGAACGTTTTCTTCATCGATGTATTCATTTTTAAATCCTTCTTCTTTATCTGTTATACATGTATTGTCATCAAAAGGTAATACGGGGTCTTTATCTTTTATAGTCGGTAAACAAGGACGATGATTGTCCTTGACTATAGTTTTATTCTGAATATTTGTTTCGAATGGAATTAATGCTTTGTCTTGTGGATTAGAACATAACCATTCCCATCGATTCCATCCTGTCCCTCGTAACGTACAAGGCGGGTTACTTATTTTTGTTTCTTCACTTGCTAAGAATGTATTGTCACAATCTTTCAGAAATGCGTTTTCGCAATATTCTGGATCTATAGTTCTTTTCGATGGACATTCAGATAGTTTCATGTTTAACCCAAGAAGTTCAGAGTGAACATCCACTTGTAATTTGTTTTTACACATTCCGATATTCTTTTTATCGAGTCGGATGTGTGGTGAAGTATGAAAACAGTTTTCACCACAATCATTTTTTGGTGTATTTAACATGTATCTACCTACATCTTCAGATTCTTGTAAATCCTTAGTGTACGCACACGAATCGTACGGTAGTTTTGTAAAACTCATTTATTATTTACAACATTTTTATCCACATCTATCTATCTTCATGTGCGATTGTGTAGGAACTTGAGCGTAGTCAAACATTTTGCATGTGTCAAGATGTTTTGGTGTTGTGTCAATGATTGGATGTTGAACAGGTTTGATATACTCACTTGAAGTAATGTTCTTGTTCATGGATGGTTTATACTTATATTCTGAACAACGTGTGGATGGAAAAGTCTGTCCACGCAAATTGTTCTCCAAGTCAACCAAGTTTCCAGTGATGTGTGATACATTAGTACCACCCACAATACCGAAATCTACTCTACATTTGCCTTCGTGTTCATATTTGATTGGGTCAAGCGAGTAATTAATAGGAGCCACACTTTGATACAACGATTGTTTGTATGAACAAGGATCGTATGATAATCGATTAGAACTCATTTATTTATAACCTAATATTTTAATTACTACATTGTTTCTTAGACCAAGCAACACCGTCAAACATATATCCGTTTTTATTGAGAAAATCAGATTGTTTTAAAGTATCTCGCGTTGCGTCACCACCTCTAGTCCATGATTCAATAATGTTTGAAGGATTTTGAATAGAATCTTTCAGACAAGGAATCATTGGAATAAACGAATCAATGTGATGACCTTGACATTCTTCAACATTGTATGTGTTCTCACCTTGCTGGAGCTTGCTCTCAATTTCTGGATGAGTATCTCCTCTCGCTAAATTAGGAATGGCTGTGAACGTTCTTGTAATTAACTGATTGCGCGTTCTGTCAGATGTTGAGTCTTGGGTTCGGATCTTTGAGTCCAGATCCACCAAACACCCAGTTGTCACACCATAACCTTCGCGAATGTTCATGTGGTTATTCGTTGAAAAATCTTGTAATGTTTTAACCTTTGTCTCACACGCATCTTTATCTTTTAAATTCGTTTTATACGTGTTTAACAACATATAATCTACGATTGATTTGTTCTGAGTATTCACTGTGTTAATGTTACACTCATCTGAACCGATACGATTTGTCCGATCAAAGAAGGACATTGCTCTTTATATAATTTCAAGAAAAATATTTGCACTCTTTCGTATTTCCTTCTTTACACGTTTTATCAGGAAGAGGATAAAAGAATTTCAACAAATCGTCTTGGTCAGTAGGAATCGATGTATTGGGCATGGTCACGAATTGTCTTCTTGAGTTTGTTGTATCGAACATAAAGTTATCACTTGTCGAGACAACATTCTCGTTAAAGTACTTGTCGACGTAATTATTGACTTTACTAATATCACATGCTTTTGAACGCATCGGGTTTTCAACGTATTCGTTCATCAATACATTCATGAAAGGATTATCTTTTGTTGGTTTTGTACATCCTTGTTCCCGTCTATGTTTTTTCTTTTTTTTAACTTCAAACTCTTCGGAATGTCCGATGACATCATGAATTACGTATGTAACGATTCCAACAACTGCTGAAATGATCATTGAACTCGATTTATTCGTGAACAAATACAATAATATTCCTACATAGATAGATAATTTGAAGATTGCATTCAGCTTTTCAATTTCGTTCATTGAAGAAGCTGGAATGAAGTCGAACAAATTTTCAATCTGTAAAAAAAGAGTTAAATCCTCGTACCATATTTTCATTCTTTATATATAACCATATTCATTTTTTTGAAGAAACTTTCTTTTTCAATCTATTCTTCACCGGTGTCGACGGATTATATTCTATAGTACTTTGAGGAGTTGTGCTTGTGTCTGGCGAAGCTGTGAAACCTCCCAGTCCATGTTGTTGACTCATAAGATTCATCATTTGTGACATCATGTCAGAACCTAACCCATTATCCATTCCCATCATTCCTGAAGAGTTCATTTTGCCCATGATACCAATCGCTTCACTCATCAGTTCACTTTGATTGATCTCACCGTTTTGCATCTTTTCTGATATTTTGGATCCTACAGATTGTATGATGTTTCCTAAAACTTCCTGGTTATCGCCTCCCATAATTTTGTTGATATCAAATCCTCCTTCATCCATATTCCCCAAGTTCAAATCGGAGATGTTTATACTTTCAGATATTTCTTTAGCGAGGTTTCCAATTTTACTGTTCTTTAACATATCTATATCAAGAAAATCATTATTGATTTGCACATCCGAATCTGTAATTTCAAACACCTCGCTTCGATTCTCCAAAATCTTTCGCAACACTTTACTAATATCATCATCTACGATACCTTCGCTATCTAACATACTTTCGAATTCTTCAATGGACAATTGTTTCTTGTCCAATCTTCCTATAATTCGTATGCTAGCATTCAAAAGAATAGTCTTTTTTTCTTCATCCATTGAATCTTTTTTTAAGAAAGCCATTAACAACAATATTAACATATAGTATCGAAAGGTGTTTTTATCTGTGTCATCATCTTTGATTGCCTTCACGATGATATCATTGATAGTGATTTCCTTAAACAACATTACATTCAAAACATCCACATTATCTATTATGTCAGAATCACTGAATAAACATGTTTCAATGCTGTTATTCATATTTATTATAAACTCGTCAATGTATTCATCTGATTTCTTATCGAATACTCTATAATGAGATTTAACAATATTGCGAAATGATATATCTTTTTTCTTAAGGTCTTTCAATAGGTTTAGATA